TGCGCAATCGGTTTCTGTATGGGCTTTATGGTTCCACGACGGACGGCGCGCTGTGGACATCCGAGATGATCGACTCGGGCCGCGTCATGGATGGCGACACGCCGGATATGCAGCGGATCATCATTGCGGTTGATCCTTCTGGCTGCTCTGGGCCGGAAGATATTCGGAGCGATGAAATTGGGATCATTGTGGGAGGGCTGGGGACGGACGGCCGCGCTTATGTCTTGGAGGATTTGTCAGGACGATTTGGACCGCAGCAATGGGGGAAAATCGTCGTTTCGGCCTTTGATCGCTGGCGAGCCGATGCGATTGTGGCTGAGACAAATTTCGGCGGGGCCATGGTCAGGGAAGTATTGAGAGCAGCGGCAAGCGAAGCCAAGCATCAGGCGTTGCCGTTCAAGCTTGTTCATGCCTCGCGGGGCAAGGTCGTTCGTGCCGAGCCGATCGCGGCTTTATATGGAACGGAAGAGAAAGTTGGCAAAATCTCGCATGTTGGTATATTTCCTTTGTTAGAGGATCAAATGATGGGTTTCACCACCGCAGGGTTTACGGGCGAGCGTTCGCCGGATCGTGCCGACGCCTTGGTATGGTGCATGGCGGAATTATTCCCTGCGCTTTCACGACCTGAGAAAAAGCACTATGAGCCGCCGATTGAGAAGAACGAATCAGGTGCTCATGGCTGGCTTGGCTGATGGCAAGTGACCTCGCCAAGATCAATGACGACGAACCGGATGAGCGTTCACCGGGCCAAAAGATTGATGATGAGATTTTGAAGGAAGGGCGCGAACGGTTCAAACGCGCCTATGAATTTGAGAGCGACTTCCGCCCACAATATATCGAGGATGTGAAATTCGCGGCGGGCGATTCGGACAATCATTGGCAATGGCCGTCTGAGGTCTATAACGCCCGCGTTTCGGATACGAGCAAGCGGCCTACGCTCACCGTTAATATTGTGCAGGGCAACGTATTCCAGATCACCAATGATTTTCGGCAGAACATGCCGAGTGTCGCGATTAAACCGACCGGCGATGAATCGACCTTTGACAGCGCCCAGATTTACGAAGCCCTGATGCGGAACGTGGAATATACGTCTGGAGCACGATCAATCTACATGGATGCTTATCAAAGCTCAGTTGAGGGCGGCATTGGGTATTGTCGTGTCGTTACCAAATTCGATGATGAGGATTCCTGGGATCAGTCGTTTTTCATTGAGCCGGTGCGGTCACATCTCGGGGTGTTACTGGATTGCGACATCAAGCAAAAGGACGGCTCGGATGCGCTCTGGGGTTTCATCTGGGATCAGCTTCCGAAGAAAGAATTTGAGCGGCAATATCCCAAGGTTGAACTGACGACACAGACTAGTCCGCTGGATATCGCAGACGACTGGATCGGGGAGGATTCGGTCAGGATTGCGGAATATTACCGGATTTTGCAGGAAGCCGACACGCTAATTCATTTTCAGGACGAAAACGGTCAGACCGCTCAATTCAAGATGAGCGAAATGCCGAAAGAAATGGAGAAGGCGTTGAAAGCTGCGGAGGAACGCGGGGCAGAGATACGGCGGCGCAAGATTTGGAACAAGAAGCTGCAATGGTTCAAGATCGCTGGCAATCAGATCGTGGCGCGAGTTGAGAAGCTGCCAGGCTCCGGCAAATATATTCCGATCATTCGGTTCCTGGGGCGGGAGCGGATGATTGAGGGGCGGCTGGATCGCAAGGGCATTGTGCGACCGCTCAAGGATGCGCAGCGGATGCTGAATTATTATGCCAGCACGGATGCCGAATTTAACGCATTACAGCCCAAGTCGCCCTACATCGGATATGCCGAATCGTTTGAGGGCAACGAGACGACATGGAACAAATTGAACACGGGCAATCCGGCTTGGCTGCCGGTGAACGCTGGCGATAATCCGGAAAATCCGTTGCCGATGCCCCAGCGAATCACAGGCCCCACGGACGCGCCAGCCTATTCCAATGGCATGATGCGCGCGGTGCAGCACATGGGGCTGATTTCAGGGATTAACGACGCCAAGCAAGGCAATATGAGCAATGAGCGTTCGGGGCTAGCGATACAGGCCCGCAGTCGTGGTGCTGAAAACGCCAATTACGATTTTGCTGAGAATGCCGCGATGGCGGTGCAATATATCGGGCGGATTTTCATTGATTGGGCACCGGACGTTTACGACACGGAACGCACCATCAAGGCCATGGGGCGGGACGGACAGCAAACCGACATCACGATCCAGCCTGATCTAAAGCAGGCGATGATGAAAAAGACCGTGGATGATGTGCAGAAGGTGCTGTTTGACCCCAGCGTGGGCAAATACGAGGTTCAATCGAATGTAGGGCCGTCGTTTGCGACGCAACGTGAGCAGGCATGGGAAGCCTCTGTGGGGGTTATCACCAAGGCCCCGGAGCTGATGGCCAAGATGGGCGATCTGGCATTCCGGACGGCGGATTTTCCATTGGCGGACAAAATCGCGGAACGTTTGCAGCGGGATATCGAGCACAATGCGCCGTGGTTATTGCAGGACGGCCAGCCTCCAGCCATTGTGCAGCAGCTCACCCAGCAGCTACAGCAGGTTCAAGGCATCAATGCCCAACTTTTGGATGAATTGGGCAAGAAGGAAAAGAAACTTCAGGATCAGCAGGTTGATTTGGGCCTGAAGGCGTTTGATTCGCATACCAAGCGGTATGACGCGGTTTCCAAGCGGGTAACGGCGGTTTCTAATGCCGAGCCGGAATTGGAGCGCGTTGGGGAAGGTGCTGACCTTAAGAAAATGATACGTGAAACATTGCGGGATTTGCTGGGCGATCAAGATACAGATCATCCGCCGACATTGCAGGTTGAACACACTCACACCATTGAGCCTCTGGAGCCCATCCAATGAGTTTTCAGGAAGGCGTGCTGCTACGGAATGCCAAGCTGAATGCGATCAATACGAATCTTGGCGCGACGGCGACCTTGAAGATATTTTCCGGGGCCGAGTCTGGTAACTGCGCGGCGGCTGATCCGGCTGGGCTGCTTTGCACGATCAATCTTCCTGCTACCCCGATGGGGGCAGCTTCTGCGGGAGCGATTGCATTGAACGGAACATGGTCTAACAATGCGAGCGCGGGCGGAACGGCGGCATCGTTCCGGATTTACGACAGCTCGGCGAATTGCGCCTTTCAGGGCAATACCACGACCGATATGGTTTTGAATAATACTTCTATTGCATCGGGACAGACGGTCACTGTGGTCACCTTCGGCATTACAACTGGCAACGCATGAGCGGCGACAACACACAGGTTAACACTGGCTCCGGCGATTTTGTCAGGGACATTGATCGATCAGTTAATCCTGTGCCGATTGCGGCCAAAACACAGATTGTGCAGATTGATGCTGGGGGACAGAGCGAAGAACAACTCGTCAGTTGCGACAATCCTTTGCCGATTTATGATCAATATCGTCCGGTTCGTGATCGGTTGGCGCTGCAATCGTTATTGCTGCAACAGACCGGCGGCAATGGATTTGTGCCGATTGAAATAACGACTTTCCTGGTAGGAGGCTAGACCATGTTATCACCACAGGCGCTTGTTCGTGGCCTTGTTCAGCGTGCGCTGCCGTCGTTCAATCCAGATTCAGCCAATAACGATGTTGCTTTTCGTCAGTGGCCCTACGGCGAGCAGGCCGTTATGTCGCTGGTTCGAAAATCTCACGTTCTGGCGGATGAGGGCACTTACTTTATCGCCAATAACGCGCAGACCGGCATTGTTCCTACTTATGGAACAGCGTTTTCGGCAACAGCTCCATTCATTTCGATTTACAACGGCAATACTAACAATCAGCGACTTTATCTCGATTACATTGCATTGGTAGCTATCGCCGCCGGATTGCAGACGACGACGGCGGGTTATACCGCTGCCGCTGTCGTTATCGACAATATCAATCGTTTTACTTCGGGCGGAACGGCTATTGGTGCTGGCGTCAATGCCAATATGGCTTCCAGCAACGCCTCTGGCGCGACAATCAATTGCGGTGCCATCCTGGCTCCTGCGGCATCTGGCGCGGCTCGCACGCTGGTGGGAGTACGCAATCTGCGCCCATCTGTTTCAACGACAGTTATCAACGTGGTTGGCGACATGAACTTGTTGAATTTCGGTTCGGTCGAGGGCGCTGTGGGTTCTATCACTATCGCCAACGCCAACATTATGCCGCAGGCGATGCCGCCAGTTGTTATTGCCCCCGGCCATACGGCGCTGCTTTATCTTTGGTTCCCAGTGATGACCGCTCCATCCGCCGCCACCTACGCGCCGGAAATTGGTTTCTGGGTCCGATAAAAACCTTATAGGGAGCGTGCATGTCGCTCCTGCTTCTATTCAATAATCAAGTAATTACTGCGTCGCTTTCGGTGACGGAAGCAGACGATGTTTTGTCGGCTGCTGGCAGCGTTTTGGTCAGTGGTGCGCTCACAGTTATTGAAGTGGATGACACTCTTGCTTCAACCGCTGCGGCACTCATTAGCGGCTCATTAACGGTCACGGAATCCAGCGATTCGCTCGCATCGGCTGGTGGACCTATAGCGGCTGGCTCTCTGACCATCACTGAGGCCAATGATATATTGTCAGCTACCGCTGGCCTGATCGTGGCTGGAAATCTTGCTGCAACTGAAGCAAACGACACGGCGATCTTGCAATTATCGAAGATGACGACGCGCTGATTTCCGCCGCAACGGTGCTGATTTCCGGCGATCTCAGCATCACTGAGAACAATGATATACTGGCATCAACGGGCACAGTGGGTTTTCCAGCTATTACTGGAAATCTGGCGGTCACTGAGGCAAATGACAGCCTGAGTTCGACTTCCACCACGGCGATTATTGCTCATGCAGCCATCTTGGAAGCGGCTGATTTGCTCTCGTCAACGGCAACAACATCAATCGAGGCCAACGCAACCATTACAGAAATGGCCGATTTGCTGGCCTCAACGGCAAGAGCGATAATTGTCGGCAATCTCAATATTACGGAAGCGGACGACGAACCGTTAACGCCGGTCTTTGCGAATCTGTCAGTTACAGAGGATTCGGACGTTTCATTCGGTTTCGTGGTGCAAAAGGAATATCCGTCACCTGATGGCGGACCAGGGATTTCATATCCGAACCCGTTAACGGACATTCGAGGCGCGATGGGGTTGCCAGTGCCGAGCCAGACGGCATCGTAATTGGCATTGAAAATAATTGTTGTGCCATCCGAATTAATGTGCCAATATCTGTGCCATGGAAAAACAACCATCCAAGGCTGATCAGGTAACGGCGCTCCGATTAGCGCGACATGCGGCAAGAAATACCCCAGAGGCATCTGGTACGGCTCGCTCACCCAATCCCAGAGCGAAAGCAACCAAAGGCAAAGCCGGAACGGCTGAGGTTAACGGCCTCGTAAGACGATCTACCGCCGGAATGGGGTTGCGAGTAGGCGAGGCTGACGCGGTTCAGCCTGCAACGTCTGAGAATAGGGACGTGACATGCCGGAGAGACGGCAACCCTATTCGCAAGCCCGGCAGGCCCAAGATTGAAGGTCTTCGTCCATGGGAGGCTGAAAATATTTCCCGCAGCACCTATTACCGGGATCGCCGCAAGGCAGAGGAAAAAGCCAAATGAGTGAGTTTTTGATTGATGTACTTCTGGCCCAAGCGATAATCTGTTTCCTATGGGCGCTGGCGACAACTGGCTGAATGTTTATGACATGGTATTTGCCATTGTTGGTTTACGTCGCAGTTCAGTTGATCGGCCACGCTATCGCTGCGGTTATCATCATCCGCGAATATCCGGAGATGGAACCATGATTCGCTGGTGGCACCATTTCCGCAATGAGCGCTATGTCTGGCGACTGATAACGTTGTATCAGATCGAAAAAGCATTTCGAGATTGGCCGTTGCCGTTGAAGCGGAGAGCATTTTGAGCGCTGAGATAATTCCGTTCAAACCCAAGGCAGATCATGGTGCGCTCCGCAGGTCGCTCGGCGTGAAAAAAGGCGAGAAAATCCCTGAAAAGAAGCTTGAGAAAGCCGAGCATTCGAAGAACAAGACGACGGCTAAACGAGCGCGACTGGCCGAAACGCTGAAAAAGCTGCGGAAATGACGGTCCTTTTAGTGCGCCGCATGGCGAAAGATTTGGCTGGCATCTTCTATGAAGAAGCCGATAGCGGTCGCCTATGGTCCGACACGCGAGAAGAACACGCGCGCTCCAAGCGCTTCCGCGATACTTACCCGACGCTTTCGGATTACATGAAGGGCTATCAGCGTTGCTCCGAGACATTCGCGCCTGAGTTTGACGAAGAGGGCAATCCGCCGTTTGGATATTTCCGCGTTGAAGGCTCCGATCGATGGTGGAAGCTGGATCGACCTGGATGGCAATATTTTGTGGAACAGGCGATTACCACGCTCGCAACCATGCTCAACAATCCCACGGTGTCAGATCACGAAAAATCTGTTATAGCTGAAGCGCTGATTGAAGAAAACGCGCGGGCAACATCGGGCAAAGGTGAGCAAGTGCTACAGCGGCGCATGGCTGGGAAAACGCAGATCAATTAAGAATTTCCCTCTAGCAATGGAGGTGTGAAAAGAAGCGGCTCCTAGTGTCTGGAACTTACCAATGGAGCCGCTTCTGTGAATTGGAGGGATGCCATGGTCGATTGCATGAAACATACCGATCAATTCTGCAAGGAATGCGGGACATATCGACATTGTTTTGAAAGCGATGAACGGCCAAGTCGTCTAGTCAGGCGCGAAATGCCGATCTATATCGTTGTAGATGATGCCGGAAACGATATAACCGATCAGCTTTTTCCGGAATAAAACGGTCAGGGCCGTTAACCCAATCCCTGTCTTGGAGGAAAGATGCTCAAGCACTTAATGTCGGGGACAAGCTGGATCGCACTACGGGCACCTGAGAATGAAGAAGGGACGCCGGAATTTGTACCGCCGCAAGGTGATCCCCATGGCGACGAGGTTCTGGAAGGAGGCCCGCCCGATCCGGCCGAAGTTCCTCCCGTTGAGGCCGGCGAAACGCCACCTGAGCTTGAAACACCTCCCGCGCCTCCTGTAGCTGAGGAACCGCCAGCCCATAAACCGGATTGGCGGGACAAGGAACTGGGGCGGCGCAAGCGCAGGCTGGATGAGGAAGTCGCAGCCCGGCAGACAGTGGAAGCCGAGAATAAGCGGCTCAGGGACTTGGCTGAGAGCCTTGCACGGCAAGCGCCAGCCGAACCAGCGGACGGACAACAGCCGCCCCCAGCGCCACGCCAGCCCCAGGAACGGGTATATACCCAAGCCGAGCTGGAGGCAGAGGCCGATCGCCGCGCCAATGCGAAGTTTCAGGAAACATCGTTCAAGAATGATTTTGACGGTGCCTATCGGGCTGGATCAAGCCAATTCGGCAAAGCCAAGATGGATGAGGCAATCGGGCGAATCAGCGAGCTTGGCGGGCTGGATTACGACCACCTTCAAATGGTTTTGGGCACCGATGATCCAAGCAAGGTGCTATACGAGCTTGGCTCAAAGCCGGAAGAGTTCCAGCGAATTATGGACCTTCCATTCAACAAACGAGTGGTGGAGTTTGCCAAGATGGGATTGAAAACCGAACCGGCCCGCAGGCCATCGAATACACCACCTCCTGTCGAGCCGATTGGCGGCGGCGGTGGCAATGTGGACAACCGCTATCGCGATGATGTTGAGGACGCGGCATGGTTTGCGGCAGAGGAAAAGCGATCGGCGGCGGCTTGGAAGAAAAAGCAGGAAGGTTGGCGCGGCTAAACGCGGAGGAACAAAAGGTTCCACAAACGTATTATTATTCTTTATGGGAGCACGTCATGCAGAATATCGGTTTAATCTTGCTCGTGTTCGCGTTTGTCATCATGTGCATCGCAATGCGTATCGGCTCGGTTGGGGGATGGTCTTTATTGCCCATGGCACTTGCGTTCTATATCGGAGCCGAATTGATCGGCGGCGTCGGGAAAGTCTTTCACTAGCGCGCCGGGTGCGGACGATCCCACTTACCAGCACGTAGAGCCGTTCAAGTCTGGCGTCTGCAAGGGCTGCTAGAATGACCTACAAAATCATTCAATCCGGATTGATGCGTCGTTATCATGTCTATCGCAATGATCGATGGATAGTGAGTTTTTGTTACTATTTCGACGCGAAAACCTACGTTGATATTATGTCCATGGATCGGATTCGATGCTGACCACGCGCGATTACCTCATGGTGACAGGCTTCGTGGTGCTGATTATCGCAATCGTGTTCGGCATCGCCGCGCTCAATGGTTTCCCATAGCTAACGATAGCGAATCGGCCTAGCCTCAAATCTTGGCGTTAGGGATAATCCTTCCGTGCGTGGACACGGCCATGCGCGACAATGAAACTCTGGCCTCCGTATCCCGAAACGCCACGCGCATTGACGTGCGGACAAGGCTGGAGAACCGTGCACAATTTGCTATTGAAGGGAGTTTCTGTCTATATCCAATCGCGCTAGATTGCGCGTTACCTCTGCAAGACTTAGGGCGTCCCAAAAGGGCGCTCTTTTTTGGAGATAAACGCAAAACGCGGCCACCGTTACCAGCGGTAAGCCGCGTCTCTAACCGATCAACCTATGGAAGATAGGCCGATGGCTAAGCGATGTGGTACGCCGAATTACGCTCTGCGGGAAGCCCGCGCGAGAGGCGATACGTTCTATCAGCCCGACTTTCTCTGCAACAATGGACATATGACCAAGCGGCTCACGTCGAGCGGTGCTTGCTATGAGTGCCATAAGGCTAGTACCTCTGCCAATAATAAAAAGACGAGAAACGGCCCGAATGGCGATACCTTTCGCGCTAAGAAAAGAGCTGAACTGGCACGTTGGGTTGCTAGACCTGAAAATGCAGAGAAGATCGTCAAATACAGACGCCAAGATCAACAGAGATTTCCTAACCGGAAAAAATATCCCGAGAATGGCCGTGCTGATTACGCGCGCATAAGAGCCAAGAAATTAGGATGCGAAGGTTCGTATACCGGACAGGAGTTGAAAGATTTAATGGTAGCCCAAGGCGGGAAATGCCTAGAATGCAGCGCTGTTTTGGATGAAAAATATGAAGCCGATCACAAAATCCCTCTTAGAGTTGGCGGGACAAATTATATCGAAAATATCCAATTGCTCTGCGGTCCATGCAATCGAGCTAAGGGAAGCTTGGGATCATCGGATTGGGAATTTGTAAAGGCTAAAATGCGCAATCTTGCAAAACTCTAGATTTAGTCTATAAGAGGCATCTGATTTAGATCGCAGACTAAATCTTTGCGTCGGAGCGCATCATACTCCGATCTGGAGTCGAGGCTCCTATTCCCCTCGTGCAGCCCTTGAAAATCAGACCTAGGGCAGTCTGAAAACTCGCTCGGCATCGCCAGCGTTTTCACTCATGCACGGAGGGTAGATTCGCCATGGCGAATAATATGCTAACGATTTCAATGATTACCAAGAAGGCGGTAATGGTGTTCACAAATACCAATGCATTGCTCAAGCGCATAAATCGCCAGTATGATAATCAATACGCCAACGAAGGCGAAAAGATCGGCTCGGTGCTGAGAATCAGGCTGCCGAACGATTACACGGTTTCGACCGGCCCGGCATTTCAGCCGCAGGATACGGCGGAGACCCAAGTTCTGCTGACCATGGCGACACAGAACCATGTGGACGTTTCATTTACGTCTGCTGATCTGTTGCTGTCATTGGATGATTTTGCGGAGCGCATTCTCCTGCCGGCCATGAACAATCTCGCTGGCAAGATCGCGGTATTGCTGATGCAGCAAGTTGGCGAGGCTGGGTGTAACCTCACGGCGAATGTGGACCAGAATAACGACGTGGTCGCGCCGACACAAAAGACATTCCTCCGGGCAAGGGCCGCGCTTTACAACAGCTCGGCTCCGAACGTGAAACACGATACGATCCTGTCTCCGGATTCGATGGCTGATACCGTCTCCGGGCTGGCGGGGCTGCTCAATCCGCAATCGGCGATTTCCCGGCAGTACATGGAAGGCACCATGTACGACGCGCTCGGATCGATCTGGGCGGAAGATCAGTCGATCATCAACCACACCACCGGGACGTTTACGGCCGGAACGGTGCATGGTGCTGGGCAGACTGGCACGGTGCTGACCACGAACGCGACCACGGGCACGTTGAATGTCGGCGATATCGTTACGATTGCCGGCGTGAACGGGGTCAACTACGTGCAGAAGGCATCTACGGGCAAGCTGCGGCAGTTCGTGATTACGGTGGCTGCAACCACGGCTGCGACCACATTGAATATTTTCCCCGCCATCATTCCGAGCGCAGGCGGCTCGGATGTCCAATATCAGACGGTGGATAATTCGCCGGCCGATGGCGCTGCAATGTCGCTAGTGCTCAATCCCGGCATTACTTACGCCAACAATCTTCGCTATGCCCCGGAAGCCTTCACGATGGCGACCGGCGATCTTCCAATGCCGAACGATGTCAAGACTGCGCGTCATGTTTATGACGCCGTGTCCATGCGCTACGTCCAGCAGTACATCATCGGCTCGGATCAGAGCGGTCGGCGTATGGATGTGCTCTGGGGAGCAGTTGCGACGCGTCCGCAATGGGTGACGAAGGTCCCTGGTATCATATTGACATCTTGACGTTTTTCTCATTCTTGTCTATAAATTCTCCCATAGTTAAAGCACTGGAATAACTCCGGAGATTTATGAAAATCTAAGGATGGCGCAGAACGGTTGTTGTGCTATTTGCGAAAAACCAGAATCGTCTTACGATAATCGAGCTAAGAGAATTAAGGTTCTTTCTGTCGATCACTGTCATGACACTGGGAAAATTCGAGGACTTCTTTGTTTTAGCTGCAACACTGGCGTCGGAAAACTTGGTGATTCGATTGAACGAATTGAGGCTGCGATACGTTATCTCAAGAAGCACGCGCATCCCGCGCCTGACTTGAGGATCATCGGAGGAACGGGCTAATGGCCAAGATCGGACCACGCGAAGCGGCGAATCAAATCCGCAGTGACTTCCAAAACGAACATCTGGACCCGCGCTTTCAGCATCAGATGACATTTGCGGGCAAGGTTCTGGATCAGCTAGGCGCGGTGAGAACGCCGGAGAACACCGCCAAGGTATTGCGGCTGATGGCCAAGCACGGGATTGAAGGCTCGGCTTATGTGGATTATCCGGCGTGGGTTGAGAATGATCGCGGCGAGCGGGCTGTGGTGAACAATGATGAGCACAAGGCGGCTTTCATGGCGCGGCCGGAAGCGGCCGATGCTGAGGGCAACCCAAATCCGGAACATGGCCATGTTGATCCGCAGACTGGGGTTTTTACGGCTGGCGTAAAGCCGGTTGTGTATACGGATGACGAGTCCCTCGTTGAGGATGCGCCCGCAACTGAGTCGGCCCCTGCGGTTGTCCCGGCCGCTCCGACACCTGCGATTACCCCTGCGGCCTGAATTGCCGCTCTGGCGTGGGATTATCTGAGGCTGTTTTATTCGAAGCCGCCCTAGTTGGCGGTTTTGATGTGGTATGATAGGTTTCATCTTCTGCCAAACAGGAGTTCCCATGGCCAAAGCCGCTGCCGTCAATGCCGCCCGCGACATGCGCAGATTCATCGCCTATCCGAACAGGTGGACGGAAGATGAAAATCCCATCGTCCCCTACAAGGCATATCCCAAGATGCCATTGGTGCATCATAGGGACGCCAAGGGTGAGCTGACGGGCAAAGCGGACGTTCCGTTATACGACACGATGAAACAGCCGATCGTGTTTGAGAATGCGAGAGCGGAGGCGGAATGGCTCACTGAGCATCCCAAGGAAGCCGCGATGATTGCGGAAGCGAAGGCCGATACCGCTGAGCCTCATGACAAGCTTGGGGCCTCCAATGATGCACTGAGGCTCGCAACAGATCGCCTGCAGGATGCCAAGGTCGAGATTGACCAGAAGGATTCGGAACTATCCGAGGCGCTGGCCCAACTCGCGGCTGCGAAACTCGAACTGGCCGCGAGAAAGAATGTGCAGCAAGGCGAGAGCGGCAAGATCGACAAGCGCACCAAGGAATACAGGGAAGCGCATAAAACCGCTGGGGAATAATGGCCGAAGAGACGAAGCCAACTCTAGCCGATGAACTCCGCAAGGAGCAGCAGGCATTAACGCGCCGCTTCTTATATCACATAAGGAATCGGCCTTTAAGCCTTGAAGAGGCAATAGAACTCTCCAAGAGAATTGCGGATGCCTGATGGCCGCGCCTGAGAATGGCCTGAGCGTTGTAACTGATGCCTACCTGATGGCAGGCGTTATCGGTCAAGGTCAAAATCTCAATGCATTCGATATCAATCTTGGCTTGCGCCGTCTCAACGGTATGTTGGGGCTGTGGAATACCCGACGATGGATGGTTTGGCATCTTGTAGAGCTCGGCAAGACATCGGATGGACGGACCACTCCCTACACCGTAGGCCCTGCCAGCGACTATCCCGTAGCGCGCCGTCCGGATCGCGTTGAATTTGCCTTCGTCCGGCAGTTGAGCCAAAATCAAGGGCTTCCAGTCGATACGCCGCTGAGGGTTTGGCAGGCGCGCGAGCAATACGACCTTGCGACGTTGAAGTTGAATTTCGTTTCCTATCCATCAGGCGTGTTTCTCGATACATCATGGCCACAGGGCAAGTTATTCATCTATCCGTGGCCAACTGCATCGCTGTATCAAATCTTCATCGCCATGAAGGACGTTTTCCCGGTCTTTGCGGCGAATACACTGATGGATCAAATCCCGGATCAATACCTGGAATGCATGAAAACCAACCTAGCGCGGGTGATCCGTCAGAATTACGGAAAGGGTGTGCGGCCTGATCCAGAGCTGAATGAGCAGGCCAAGAGCGCGCTCAACACCGTGAAGAACTCGAATCTGCAGGTGCCAGAATTGAACATGCCGATCGGGTTGCCGGGCGCAGGAAACAAAATCTACAATATCTATAGCGATAATAATTCCTAGCGCATAGAGTGTGAACTCACCTGAAACCAGCCCGATGCTGGCTAACGAGGAGAGATTGAGATGGTTGGAATTATTTTAGACGATGGCTTGAGCCTACAGGACAGCGATTATGTCAACGGCATAGCCCAAGGGCGCAATGGTCCTTCCGCGACGGTCAAAGCGTTCGCTGGTGGTTTACAGCCTGGCGCGACGCTTATTCCTGTGGCGGCGATGCTCATTAACATCGGCACGGTTGTGACCGCTGGCGATTCTGTCAAGCTGCCCTTCGCTCTCAAGGGCCATTTCAAATTCCTGTTCAATAGCACCGCCAACTCAGTCAACATCTTCGGTGCGATCGGCAATAACCGGAAAACTGGCGCGGTGGATACGATCAATGGCGTAGCCAGCACGACGGCCTATGCATTGGCGGGTGGAAAGTCGGCCATCATTTTCTGTCCGGTGGATGGGGCTTGGGCTGCACTGGTTTCGGCCTGATTTGGAAGATTTATAATTTTAGCGTATTGGATGGGAAATGTTTCACATTCACATCCATCACCATCACGACCCATCCCTCAAGGAGGACATAATGGCCGTCTCGCAACAGGTTTCTGATCTCATAGCTCAAGCGAAAATCAATACGTCGATTGAGCAATCCGCCGATCTGGCGCTGAAGGCACTCGTTTTGCAGATTGCCGATCTCGGCACCAAGATTGCCGCGCTGCAGGCGCAGATCGCAGCGGGCGGCACATTGGGTGCCGATGACATCGCAGCGCTGGCAGCCGAGCAAGCCGAACTGGCTGCATCCGCCCAAACGCTGCAAACCGATGTGCCGGCGAACGTGACACCGCCGCCCGCGCCGACCACGACAAGCGCGCCAGGTGTTGGCAATCTCAACGTCAACCCGTTGACCGGCCAGCCCTGAGAGAAACCAGCCATACCTCCGAGACTTGGCCCCGCGTAACAATGCGGGGCTTTTTTGTGCTAAGGTCGGAATAAATCGGGGATAAACTTCATGGCTGATGGCATTCCGCTCTTGCTCAACTCGGGAAGTTACATCGCAAAGAGCGTGAATTTCTCATATCAAGTATGTGAAAATTTATATCCTGAGACCATCCCGGAGGATACGAAACCTCCCGTTCCGATCGCGCACTTCCAACGGCCGGGGAAAACCCTTGTAGGCTCACCGCCTGCGGCTGGGGCTGCGCGAGGTCTGTTCACAGCCTCCAGCGGCCAATTGTTCGCCGTCGTCAATGATACTCTGTACTTCGTAGACCAAACTTGGAAATTTTTCTTGCTCGGCAATATCATCGCTGGCTCGAATCCCGTTTCCTTGGCGGACAATGGCAAGTCTGCCGGCAATAGCATCGTTTTGGTTGATGGTACGACCACGGGTTACCAGATCAACATGACGACGTTTGCATTTTCTGCGATCGTTGATCCGACAGGATTATTCACAGGAGCGGATTCTGCGGCTTATTTGCAGACGTTTTTCATATTCAACACCATTCCGAACACGCAAAGCTTTATTATTTCGCAGCCGGATTCGGTGACGTTCGATCCGCTTGATATCGCGGCTAAATCGTCTTACCCGGACAACATTGAATTTATCGGAATAAGACAACGTGAGGTTTGGCTAATGGGCGCGGTGGCCGCGACCGAGCCGTGGTACCTCTCCGGCGCGGTGGATTTCCCGTTTGAGGCGATTCCTTCGGTCTATGTCAATTACGGCGTGGCGGGGAAATACTGCACGATCTTTGCCGATGATTCTCTGTTTTGGGTTTCACGTAATACCCAAGGTAAGGGAATCATTGTTAAATCGGAAGGCTATGCGGCCAAACGCATTTCAACCCATGCGATAGAGAACGAAATTCAGGGCTACCCGACGATAGCGGACGCGGTGGCGTCGGTCTATCAGGTGGAGGGCCATACGTTCGTGGTTTTCACATTCCCATCAGGAGATGCGACGTGGGTTTATGATCTTGCGACGAAGCAATGGCACAAATCGACGTGGACCGATGGGAATGGCGTAGCGCATCGGGACCGGGCGCTGTTTTTCCAGCAAGCTTACGGAACGACCGTGGCGATGGATTGGGAAAATGGCAATCTCTATGAGATCGATCCAACGGTTTACACAGATAATGGCATTCAAATTGTATTTCGGCGGGGATTTCCTCATGTTCTGAAGAGCCTGGACCGAATCACCCATTGGTGTTTGACGGTGAATATCGAATGCGGGACGATTTTGGACCCGAATGCCGAAGAACCAATGCTCAATTTGCGCTATAGTGACGACGCTGGGCATACTTGGAGTGATCCGCGTCAGACTTCGCTCGGGAATGTTGGCGAGTACCTGACGACGCCGCAGTTTCAACAGCTCGGAATGACGCGCGATCGGGTCTATGAATTATTCTGGTCTGCGAACATGAAAACGGCATTGCTGGCGGCTTATCTGGATGCGGAGGAAGCGGAATCATGAGTTCATCGGAGACCATGTTAACTCTAGACGACTTCTATGAGCGAATTATAAAGCCGCTCGCAGATAAAGGGAGTTTTCCCCATCAAGTAATGATAGAGGTTTTCGAAAAAACTAAAAATGGGGAAATGACACCTAGTCTAGCGCGTAGCTACGCAGAATTAATTATTCCAAAATGACCCGCACACTCTACGCATGGAAGGCCAGCGGCAAGTTCTATCTCTCGGCATTTCGAGAGGCGCGGCCTGATAAGAAACGTCCTGCGAAGGAATACGGGACGGAAACTGAATTGCTCGAGGAAGTGCGGGAGCGCGGTGCAGAGGTGATTTGGGAAGATGGTAACTAGCCGCGCGAGCATCCCTGCCGGGAACGTCGTCTTTGTCGATGCAAACGGCGTTCTGACCGCTTATGGTCGCAATCTGCTTGTGCAGTTGCTCAGAAGTACGTTCATCGCGCCAGCGGCGACAGGATGGGTTGCGCCTACTGGAACGGGTTCACGGGCTTCAATTAATGAGAATTTCACCACGACGGTTTCAAATCCGCCAACACAGGCTGAAATGACGGCATTACGGGATCAAGTGATAGCCTTGCAGAAGGCATTGGGGCAGTTGATAATTGATCTGAGCACGATAGGGGCGATTTTGTGATCGAACGACGCCAATTCCTGACTGGATTGATCGCGCTTGTCGCCGCTCCTGCGATTGTGCGGGCTCACAACCTCATGCCCGTGAGGCAAATTCTCATTGAACCATCCCCGTATCAGATTTCAGTTTTTAGTGGAGCAAATTTTTCCTTGAATGTAGGGGACATAATTTCGTTCACTGGACATGATCGCCTTTTTGTCGTGACAGCAGGAGTTGCAAAGGGGGATAAAGTCATCAATCTTTATCCTCCGATTATGGAAGTTCCTTCCGATCATGCTGAGTTGAAATTAATGGAATGGCCTTCAAGTGCATAATTTCCATCGCCTCGCACAAGGAATCACTGTCGGCCCATTGCTGGCAACTCTCATGCGCCATCCCGAGCTATGGGATCAAGACAAGCTCCGAACCACTATTCCGGGAAGCCCGCACGGTCAGGCACGGGACATCCTCATGCGCTTTGGCAAGCCGGACGTAGACGATACAGGCCCATTCGAGAATAGGCCCTCCATGGCCATCCTAGGCGCAATGGCGACCGTTCTAAGCGTGATGCAGTTGGTGGGAGGATCGGAACTTGGGCGCGTGATGATAACGAGCTTGCCTTCGGGGGCTCGCATCTTGCCTCATGCGGATGAGGGGCTATACGCGCGCCGAATGACTCGGCATCAACTCATGTTGCAATGCATGCCGGGAGTGCAGTTCATCTGCGGAGGCGAAACATTCTGCGCTCAGACTGGCGATCTTTTTTGGTTTAATTCGATTTTGGAGCATGAAGTCATCAATAATTCAGCCGATGACAGGTTTGCGATGATTATTGACGTGAGAATCGACTGATGCCAGATGATACGCATATTCGCGTGGCCTATTTGCTTTTAGTGGATGGTTACGTGAAACATCCCGAAGGCGAATTATTGATCGCAATCGCCGATTGGGAAATGCATCGCACGTTTCACGCTGCTATTGACGGATTTTTTATCGATTGCAACGCGACTGGCGGTGAGCCTGAGATTGCCAAACAAATGCTTTCGTCCAAGGGGATTCAATTTACGGAAGCAAAATGATTACCGCACAGATCGAATCCATCAGGGCGTGCTGGCCTGAATTGGTCACGATTTTTCCAATTCATCATGCCGAGCTGGCGCTTTTCCAAGATCGGATGCCCCTTGCTCCGCAACATGACGAATATTTCCGTAGAGAACAAAACGGTCAGCTTTTCCTAGCCACTATGCGTTGGGACGGAAGGATTGCTGCTTATCAAATTACAAACGTCGCTCCGGGGTTTCATTATGGGAGCACTCTTACCGCTACACAAGATTTGGTGTATGTTCACCCCGAAATGCGCCATAAGGGGTTGGCATTCCCGCTTTTTAGGCTTGTGAGACGGGAATTAGAACGCCGGGGAGTGAAGATTTGGCACGTCGGCTACAAGTCAGCCAAGCCTTTGGGGCTCGACAGGCTTTTGCCAATACTGGGGTTTACGCCGGGCGATACATATTTGAGCAGGTGGATCGACAATGATAACGAGCCAGCGAGCATTCCGCGAATTTGATCCATCCGAGCGGCTTTATTGCAATATTGCAGTGGGAATTTTGGGCGCTGGCGTGCTCGGGGCTGGGGCTACCATTTTCGGCGCATCCAAGGCGGCCGATGCCCAGACACAAGCCGCGAATGCTTCCATCGCAAATCAGCAACAGATGTATGCCCAGAACAAGGGCGAGTTACAGCCGTTCATTAATGCGGGCACGGGGCAAATCGGCAATCAGCAAGCATTGCTTGATCCAAATAACGCTTCAGGCCCGTTGGCTGCGCTCATGAGACTAACGACGCCGGGCGCGGATCAGTCGGCAGCATTGGCACAAACGCCGGGATATCAGTTCGCGCTAGGTCAGGGTCTCCGGGCGAGTAATAACCAATTGGCTGCCCGTGGGCTTGGCGGCTCCGGTGGTGCGGTGGCCAAGGGGGCAAGTCAGTTTGCTACCGGACTGGCGGGGCAGACATGGCAGAGTGTCGTACAGGCATTGCAGAACCAGTTCCAGACACAAGCGGGGGCCGGTCAGAACCTCATCAACAGCGGCATGCAGGCGGGTAGCTCGCTTGCTGGTGTAGGCACACAAGCCGCGAACGCTATTTCAGGATCGCAAATCGGGGCAGGAAGCGCTCAGGCAGCGGGTTATAACGCGATTGGCACAGGCATCAGCAACAATGCCTATCCGAGCGGTGTAGCCTTGGCTCAGTTGCTCGGGGGACAAGGAGGCGGTGGTGCGGCTTATGGCGGCAATGGGGTTTATGGCGGAAGTTCCGTCAATCCATTGCAAGGCTTGAATGCTTCCGATTACGGAATTGGGTACTGAAATGGCGGATTTTGCCCCCGACCTGAGTTCATATCCAAAACCGGCACAACAAAACGGATTGGATCAGGCTGGAAAAGCCACTGACCTGATGGGGCAGTTCGCGGTTGGCCAAGGCATCCAGCAAGCCATCCAACCGGACGGCACGATTGACCGCAACGTATTGGCGCAAGTGCTGAAAGGATCGATTGCGGGATCGATGCAGGCCCCACAGGCATTAACCGCGATTGAGCGGCTACGCCAAGCCGGGCATTCGGCTGATATCGAAGCTATCAGGAATCAAGTTTCGCAGATGGACTATACTGGCAAATTGCTAGGTCCACTTGCGGATAAAAAGACCGTTTCCAAAGATGAATTGATTGATGTAGCGGGGAAGGCCATCCATAACGCAACCAAGCTTGGTTTAACTGGGTACATTCCTGATGTTGCGAAGTTTCTGCAACAGACGAACGGCGATCCGAATATGACGGATCAGAAACGTGCTCAAATCGTGCGCGATCACCATTTTCAGTCGCAGAGTGTGCAGCGTCAGCTTGAGGCTGAATTACCGCAAGTCACGCCTTACAATACTGGCGCAAGAACGGGAACTACTGTCACGGGAAGCCAGAGAAATCCGCAGGGTATTTCGATGGCTGTTGAACCGCCTCCAACTACGGCAACGGCGGATACGCGAAAGACGCTTCCAAACGGGAAACCAAATCCAAATTACGGACAGCCTCTAATTATTGGTGCAGGTTCGTCTGCGCCGCCGCCGATTACACGGACTGATGCATCGGGACGGATAATTCCGACCGTGAGGCAGGCAACAGACAGTATCACGGGATATGAGGGAATGCCGACCTCTAACGGTCAACCTGTTCGATTGGCTCAGCCAGGAGACGGTACGCAACTCGGGAAACCGGGTCCGATAGCTACAGGCTTAGTGCCCGGAGAGGCTGCACCCATGGCAGCATCGGGCGAGGCGTATGCGAAAGACCTAGCTGATTCGCGCAACTATGCCGAGCGCATGAACCCGCTCAAACAAGCAATTCCATTGGTGGAAAAACTCGGCAAGTCAGGAACGGGACCGGGGCAGGAAACGGTCCAGCATTTGAAGGCGTTTGCTCAGGTGTTCGGCATTCCAACAATCAATCAGAACACGGTCAAGAGCTATGCGGAATTGAAAAAATACCTTTCACAGAATGCAGCGGCGGTCGCGCCTCCCGGAACGAATATCCCGAGCGTGCTGAATGCATTCGAGGCCAATCCCAACGTGCAACAGCCACAAGAGGCCGTGGCTGAATTATCAAAGATGCTCTATGCGCTTGGCCGCATGCGACAGGCTTCCGTTTTGGCATTTCAGAAAACAGGATTGCCAGGCGGTCAATATACCGATTGGGCTTCCAAATGGGCTCCGCAACAGGATGTCCGTGGCTACATGGCTGATCTCATGACGCCAGAACAACGGAAAGATTTGCTCTCCAAGATCAAGAAAGGATCACCGCAAGCTGCGAAGATTTCAGGTTCATATACGACCGCGAAGGGACTGAATCTCTTGGGTGATGTGGAGCGGCCCTGATGGCTGACGATCATCTTTTCGGCGGCGATTTTGATCCTGATAAGCAGGCGGCGATCACCATAAGGCCGGGTGAGGTTGCGCCGCCGATTTCATCGGATAATAACGATCATCTATTTGGCGGCGATCTTCCCGTGGCACCTGAGAAGCCTCCCGCAGAGCGTTATCAGACATGGCCGGAACGTCTAGCACGAGGAATAGCGCAGGCGGCCGGGCAGACCATGGTGCTCCCCGGTCAGGTGTCGCAAGGAAAATTCGCCGTTGAGCCAACCGTTCCCGGCCAATGGTCGGATGTTGACGAAGCGCGAAAACAACTCGCCGAAGATACATTGCTGCAACGCTCTAATCAGGCTGCGGGATTTGTCGGAATGGGAGGGATTCCGGGCGTCGCGCGCGAAGGTCTTTCCTCGATTCCGATGCTCAACAGCGGCGTTTCTCCGGAGACGGCGAAGATCGCCCAAACGGCGATGGAGAAATATGCCTACCCGGTTCGTCCGGGACAAATGTCTGAAAATTGGATGGTTCGTTCGCTAGACTCTCTTCTGCAAAAGATACCCGGCTCTGGATATGCCAAAAGTTCGGAAGCGCAGCAAGGTGCAATCAATCGAGGGGTTGCCAAACTTATAGGAGCCGATGCGGACAGGGTAACGCCTGAGGTTATGGCAGAGGCGAGAAAGAATCTAGGAAATACCTATAAGCAAATTTATGGGCCTGACATCAAGGCTCAAGTGGATGAGCCATTCAGCGCTGGCATCTTGGATGTACTAGAGCGCGCCAAGCAGACGTTGGATACGCCCGGCAAGGTTAAGGTTTTGGAAAATGCTGTGTCCAGTATTTTGGATAAGGTTA